GCATGACATAGGTAGCGTGATAGTGTGTCGCACCTTGGGTAATATCTGGGATTGAGCCCCTTTCTATCTTGTACGCTAGGGACACACTTTGTGCCCATGCCTCATTATCTTGGGGCGTGTCGGTTTTGCCGTCACACCACCAACTGAAACTACAACGGTCACGTATAGGGTGGTTTTTCCAGTAATGTCCTTGTTTCACAACTGAACAAATACTGTCTGGGTATGCAGGTGAGTTGACTCGATTCATTACCACGTTAGCTGTGGCTATTTGACCTGCTAAGGATTCACCACGGGCTTCGTGGTAGATGTTCATAGCAAGGCAAAGCGTTGCGGCAGTTAGCATGTTTAGTACCTTAATTAAGTAATATTCTTTTGAGTTCTGTTATTGATTTTCCCGTCCTGATTACTACTTCAGACATAAGCATATTGGGGTTATTATCGAACAAGTCGATGATTTCTTGGTCAGTCACGTACGGCAGCTATTAGTTGTTTGCGTTTGATACGAATTGCTAGTTGCAGGTCATGTCTGTTTACGGCAGTGGCACAGTCGTCGTGTCTGCGTTTTAAAATTAAACCAATATCACGATGAGGCACGGCTAGTGCGCGAAGCTCAACTAACATGGTTAGCTCCTCCGGTAGCCATAGCTTTGGCTTACGCCTTCTGGTAGCTTTGCCTTCAGTGACCTTTTTAATAACAGCACTATCCTCATTGAAACTAAAACATTCAGGAATGTTCGGTTTAAATATAATACTCATAGTGTGTACTCCTGATTTCAGTCAGTTAATGTAATTGTTTCTGTGAACTTTCTTCAGTTGCTACATAAAATCTTTCAATGATCATTTCTGCTTCCGCATAGTTGTCTTGAAAGAGTTCGGCATCAACCTGATCTATCGTTTCGTAGCAATTTTCAATGAGTTTACATAGTTCAATGATGAGAGCTGAAGCTTCATCTAAACTGGCTGGTTTGTTTGCAGTAACTGTGGTCATTTAATGCCCTCAATTTGGTTGATGCCAATTTTATGGCGTTGGATTTCCCCATTTACTTTGTCGTAGACAATCGCGCTCATAGTGCGTTTTGCACCGTAGCCAGAATCCGCATGCCACGCATCACCAGAAGGGAGCGCCTGGAATGTCTCCACCAACATGCTAGCTATCTCTACAGATGTCGCATGATGGATGTGGCCCATTAACATGTGTTTATGGTCACACTGCCCCCATTCTTTAGATAAAGACCGAGCGACATACTCAAATGCCCTCTGAGGCTTCATACGATCCCCGTGGTGGGTCACAAGTAGGTTTGAACCATAGGTTATGTGTTGGAATTTGTGAGCGTTGTCCATCACCTCTACACGAGGTTCTGATTCATAGAAGGCTTTCAACATAACGTTCATACAACGAGAGGTTGAGCTGTTGTGGTTACCCCTGACTTGCATCAAGATAACCTTGTTATGGGACTTTAATAGCAGATCAATAGAACGGCGATACACACGTACTTGAGCGGCTACGGAATCCCCGTAGTCCCCGTCCATATCCATGTGGTTAGTGCCAGAGCTAGTGGTGTTAGCTAGATTATCGGAGTGACCGAAGTCACCTAAATCCAGCATAAGACCTACATCAGAACCACCAGTTGCGTGAATCAACTTTTCGATTGCACCAACAGTGACACGCTCTGCTATTTCAAGATCCCAATCTGAATCACCATTACGTTCCTTTGTGACCTTCATACCGATATGAGCGTCACCAATAACGTATGCTGTGAGATGCTTAGGTAAGTCTCCCATTGGTTTTACAGGTAAAGGGGTATATGCAGGCAGGTCTTCCATTAGACCATCTACAAATACACGCAAAGACTCTTCTTGAGACTGCTGATTTAGATTGGTTTTAACCCATTGTTGTTTTACCGTGCCGTCATCTGCATAGAGCGTTGATACGCCCTTTACAACATGACTCTCTGGTGAAGCATGCGTCATATCATGATCAGGTGAATAGCCCCGTGTGGCAGCTGTGCGCCTTACACGAGCTAGTGTTTCCCGTACCTTTCTGTCGTTAATACCTAGCTTAGCAGCCGCCTCTTTTTGAGTTGACGAATTTAATAGCGCAGTAATAGTTTCGGTCTGTCTTTGGGTGATGCAGTAAGGCAATAACGCCTTGTAATCTATCATGGTGACTCCGTTGTTAAATTGAGTCAGCAAATACCAGTACACATTCTAGGAGTTAAGCTGCTTCTGCTTCTTTGAGCGAATTAAGCTTGGATAGGTCTTTATACTTATTTTCAATTTGGATTAGATCCATATAGTCATCAATAGGGACAAGTGCATACCTAGGCTGACGTTTGTACGTAACAAGTACAAGCTCGTCATCATTTGGGCTATCACTAATATGTCGTCCTACATCACTGGCTGACATGGTGGGAGCTGTAACACCCATTCGCGGTGTATCACGGATGTGATACTGGCGCATTTTTGCGTAGACCATTTGAAGGGATATTTTTAATACACCAGCAATTTCATCAGGCGTGTAGCCAGAAACCCACAACTGTGTAATATCTTCTAGATAGGATTTGTTTTTCACTTCGACACCACTCACTAATCCCCAGCGTTGACGACGACACCAAATGGTGTCTTTAGTCACGCCGTAGAATTTAGCGATCTTTGAGTCTGACCATCCATCATCAATTAGGAGCCCAAGCTCTTCTTTATCAGGATCGAATGGAGGTTTACGTAGAATTTTGTTCGGGGAAATGCGGGACATTGATAAGTTCCTGTATTGGTTAAATCCAACACTTATCAACTGGTTTCAGCTAATGCTGACGTTCGTATTTGGCATGGTCTTCGCCACACTCTTGATCACAAAATAAGTTTTTACTGTTTACTTCAAAAGGTTCATGGCACCAATGACACTCTTGTTTTGGTTGAAGTTTGCGAGAAAAACATGACTGTCTAATCGCTGCTATTCTTGCATCCAATAGTTTTTGCTCAATCTCTTGAGTTGCGTCTAATATGTCTGCCGTCAAAGTTATTTCTCCTTAACTGAACTGTCAGAGGGTTGCTCCAGAGCATTATGCCTGTCGTAATACTCCAACTGTATTTGCAGTACGTGGATAGCCTTATTAAGGTCTATACGGTGAGTACCTTTTTGTCTTGTTAGGTATTTATTTACTTTAGTATAAACAGCTGCCTGTAATCCTTCGTAACCAAAATTTGCAAAGGTAGCTTCAAGGGGCTGTATACCCTGCTTGGTATAATGGTCACCGTCTACTTGTGACTCAATGGCACTTTGCTTTGGTGCTTTCTCCCAAGTATCCTTCCATTTTTTAGTGGGAGTACACTCAGACAATTCAATGTCTACTGCTTCGCTTAAAGAACAGACCATTTTGTTACTCCTGTTACTGGCTTACCTTCGGGGGTTTTGTATTGTGGGTCGTCATTATATGAACGGACATACTCTGGGCGAATAGCAACGACTTCGTCGCCGTTAATTAAACGAGCAAGTACAAATACCCCTGGTGAAGGAAAAGTGTGTACATCATGCCATACGCGTTTCAGTGCAGTGTTCATCAGCAATCTCCTTGGTAAACTGGTCAGGGTTGGTAATACCGGTGTAATCAAATAGCTTATATGCTTGCTCTTCTGTCCAGTCACACTCAAATGGGCATGATAGCCAGCCGTATCCGTAGAAGAATTTAGTATTAATAGACTGGATTAGTTTACTGTGCGCTTGGCTTAAATAATCAGCCACTTCGTTCTGTGTTAAAAGCTGATCTATGAAGAGAGACTCAGATTTCATATTAATTTTGCCATCATTATCTTTAAAGAATGCGGCAATAAACGTTGACCATTTGAAGCGCTCTTTGGCTAATGTGGTTATTAGTGCCCGATCAGGTAGATATACATGTGCATGGTTATTATGGAAACAAATAATGTCGGAATCGAGACTCGTATGTACGAAGGATTTATTCCTTAGTAGGCAAAGTGTTCGTTTGATATTTTTAATGCGAGGATTGTACTTCTTGGTTCGTTTTTTCATGAGAACTCATATAGGCACAATAAACTATTTCATATAAAAATCAAGCATTTATAGGAAATAGTCTACTAAGAATGGGTAAAATACCCCCAAAAAGGGGGTATTAACTAGGCTGCATCTGAATCAGGGGGATTTGCTGCGTTTCTTAAGGCGTTTTGAGAGCCATTGTTGGGTAACGAATACTCTGTTTCCCAAGTTGGGTGAAACACAGAAAGCTCCCCACCCAGACCTACATCGGGATGGGTAATTTCCGGTAGTTGTTGCCACTCCATACACTCCACTAGATTCTTGTTAAGGTAAGTAATGACATCTATGTCATCCCGAACCAAGAAATACTGGGCGTCATGGATATGGGCTACAGGAAGTACGTCATACCGGTAAGGTGACTTCATCACCCTACACTGTAGTTCGATACCTGCACGGTTATTTAACAGACCGTAAGACTGTCCCAGGGCGTTGCCAGCAGTTCGTGCTTCAGCTTGTGCTTCATAAGGAGTAATCCTACTGTTCATTAGTGATTGTTTCAGTGTTGGTGTACGCACTCGTAAACCAAACGCTGTGGTCACATAACCGTCTTTCGCTGCGTTATCAATCTTGTCCTTCACCCATAAGTCAGATGCTTTATACATCTCATGGTAGTTGGCTTCGATTGCTTTCGCCTCTTCTTCCTCAAGCCCTACGTTTTGGATTAACCCGTGATAGGTACCTCCATAAGTGAGTAGGAATGTAGGGGCTTTGGATCTCTGGCGAATTTCTGGGTACTTCTTGGCGATTGAATTGATGCTTTCGACTGTAAGTACAATGTCAGGCATCTCATCCTTGAAGTAAGCATAGGCGCGTAAACAGTGCCCATCATACCCATCTGTATAAACCTTCAGCTTGTTGGGGTCTTTGGTCGTCAGGGCAGAGATTCTATCTTCTAACGAAGCAAAATCTGCGCCCATAAATAACCAGCCTGGCGGTGCCTGAAAACATCGCTTTATTAATTTAGCAAAGCGACTTCCCGTAGAGGGAATGTTTTGTAGATTAGGGCCAGAGCTAGAAAGACGACCAGAGACTGTACCACCCAAGTTGAAGTTGCCGTGCAAGTAATGCCAGCCGTTTTTCCAGATGGAATGTTCCTCAATGGCCTTAATGAAGGTATTGAGTATTTTATTCGCTTCAAAGAATTGAATAAGAGTATCCAGAATCTCGTCATGGTCAGGGCGAGTAATACGATGCTTTAGCTTTTTAAGGGTCTTCGCACCTACTGCGGGGGCACCCTTATCCGTTTTATCTATTACAGGGTAATCCAGAAAGTCATACCAGAATTGTTGTAACTGAGGTGCGCTGTTGGGGTTAAAAACCACATCAGCAAAGTCCTCAATAGGCTTCACCTTAGTCTTGAGTTTGGCATTCGCTTTGGTTTGCTCCTGCTCCTGTAACAGACAGTTAAACTCCTGTATGACAGGTGAGTTTTCAAAGTAAGCCAAGGTAGTAAACGTTACCGCCTCTAGCTCCTTACGTGCCGCTGCTACTGCCTCCATATTGATGGGCATACCAGTCAATTCCATTTGCAGAATCACCTGCACAGAGGGCTTAAATACGGACTCATAGATGTCTAATTGATCATCTTCAATCATGGTGACAAAGTGACGATCAAATACGTACCACGTCGCTAAACAATCAACGAGGTTGTATTCAAGTAATTTGTCTTCCTGGATCAAGGTAATATCTTTGATATCGTCCTGAGCGTAGTTACCTGCAAAGGCATGTGCTTGATCTTTTAAACTCAGCTTGTTGCCGGTGGTGGAATTAGTAGCTAGATAGGTGATCAATTTCGTGTCATGAAACTTACGTGTCATCACTTTAATCCCGTACTGCTTACCTTTCTCATCCAATGAATGGGCCATAAATAGCTGATAAATCAACACCTTAACGTCAAAGTTAGCGTTGTGATAAATCAAGTTGCCCTGGTATTGCTCAAAGAATTCAAGCAGTAACTGCCTCACTTCTTTGTTTGGGTCATCTGGAGTGGTGTCCACACGAAAAGCAACACCATTGTGTTGATCCCAGGCAAAAGCAATAGTACCAACCCCTGCTTTATGAAATTTCAAACTGAAGGTTTCAATGTCACAGGTTAGTTGGGAGTGCTCGTGAAGCGAATGAAGTGCAACTTCAATATCATGTAGCTTAATTGGATACGCCGCTGAATGAATAATACCTTCCCCTGGTGCCTCATACTTACCTCTTAAGTGATCAGCTAATGCCGTTAAAGCCAAGTCTAATTTACTTTGGTTTTCGGGGGAGTAGAACAACGATTGGTAGTTAGGTGCGTAAACCACTTGTAAGTCTTCATAACCAACGATGGCGCATGGTAAGACATAACCAATATGTGGCTCTGCCTTACGTTGCTTTGTTAGTGTTTTGAAGTAGTGTGGGTCACATACTAAGAGAACCTTAGTACCCAACCCATCTAGCTCAGGGAGCAACTCACTTAGATATTCTTTCTGCGTACTTGCTTTTACCTTTTTAGGATCATCATACTTTAACGAGAAAGCAATAATTTGACCAGTGTCCACGTTACGTAGGTTTAAGGGGTTTAGGTAGTATTCCTGCAGTTCGCGTTGCTTTAAAGACCTGTCTTTAATCAACAGCGCTACAGGGTACTCTGGTTGATCTTGGAAGATAATATGGCGCATGGTTAGCCCTCAAGCATATTGCTTAATAGTTGTTCACGTATTAATTGAATGCCTTGCTCGTTGTCAGCAGTAAATTTTTCAATGTCTGCTGTAGTGACTGTAGGTTCCACACATCTAATGGTTTTCAGTACCCCATTACTAAACGCATTTGTAATTGCTGGAGGCAGCAATTCAAGTATGTCAGATATGGTAATAGTGATATTAAGCGCATTAGCAATAGTGTTTTTGATGTGAACATCCCGGAACACTTGTTGTTTCCGGTGATGTAAGTATTCATCAAAAGACTCCACTAGGGATTTATGTAGTGGGCGCACATTACTAATGTCATTTAATGACATAGATGAGTGCGTATAAGTGTTGTACCCTCTTATAAAAAAAGCTTGATTTTCAATGAGTTGCATCTGCTTATGACAATAGGTATCAACAACTCGCTGATGGGCTCTCTCAGAGAGTAAGTAAAGATACTCAATGATACGCTCTTGGGTTATAGCGCGAATATCACGCTGCGGTTGTATGATGGGATACTGTCTGTGTTTGCGCATAATGTTCTCCTTGATATTTCTCAGGCAACTTGCCATAGAGAATTACCTCTTCAGAAGCACGGGATATAGCAACGTACATCATTCGTGCTACTTGATCTGGGACGTTACATCGACCTATGTCATTCAAGTCAATTAAGACTCTTTTATAGGTACTACCTTGGCTCTTGTGCACAGTGCACGCGTAAGGGGGTCGAATGTCTGCAATACTATCTTGGATAGCAAAGAATTCTGCCCACTTCTTCTCACGTTTTAATGAGCTTAGTTTGACCTTTACATCGCTACTTTTATTAGGGATGAAGACTTCAATCTTATTATCAAGAGTTAGATACTTACCTGAAATGCCTTGATAGGTCGAAGAGCTCTTACTAATGTAAGTGATACGTGCACGCCCATCTGTGGCGTAAAGGGTTCTGCCTTTATCATCCATGATGGGTTTGTTAGTTACAATCTGCTCACCTTCTTCAAAGGCATGCTTATAGCCCTTGTGTTGGCGTATAAAGCCGTTGTACTCCTGTACACGTGAGTTTGTCCATGCCAGTACTTTGGCATCATCTTCTTGCTCATAGTGAGGCAAACTAAAAGAGTCTTGGACAAGTGATTGAAAGGTTGGGCCATCAACATGACGTACTTGAGCGCCGCTCGCTACGATAACAGGAAACTGTTTAGATCTAACGGTTTCACGGTACTTAGCAGACAGATTGTCAATTTCCCCGTCAAATCGCATAATCTTAGTCAATTTAGCAGTAGGCATTGAGCCATCAAAAATAGGAGATGCACTGGTAGTGTGTGGGGTTAATTGGTGTGGATCACCTATGTAAATAATCTTAGAAGCACGCGTTAGATCCCGGATACAAAGTAGTAGCTGGGGATCAATAAAACTGGCTTCGTCAATAATGATTAGACTATCAGATACTTGCTCATTCTTTGTGCGCTTTAAAGAAGTCACACCATTACTGGTGTTGTTATTTACCCTTAGCCCTAACAGGCTATGGATAGTTAAAGGGTCTTCTCCTGTGTTAAGCTTTTCAGTGATAACTGTGGCTGCTTTACGTGTAGTGGCAGTAACGTAGATGTCTACGAAGTTAAAACCAGAATCACCCATAGCATGCATAAGGCTTTCTTGCTTAGGGATTTGGTTTAGTATGTGTTGTACAAGTGTAGTCTTACCTGTACCTGCTGAACCTTCGATAACAAATTCGGTAGCTGATTTGTCATTTAGAAAAGCAAATACTGCGTCTACCGCTGCTTTTTGGTCAGAGTTAAGCTGCTGTTGCGGCATTTTGCTCTCCTATGGTGGGTGTTTTAGGTGAAGTGTCGAAGTTATAATCAACGTAGGCGCTTTGGTAGGTTATTGTGGTGATGTCGAATGTCCCAGGGGAACCTTCTTCATCTATGTCATCACCGTCTTCACCCACACGGACAAATGCGTACCTATGCTCGTTTTCCTCAACACACCCGATGGAATCGATTAGGCGTGTTACATAGATACACTCAGGGTAAGTTTCGTACCACTTGGTACCTTCAAAGACCCAGTAGTACACGCCATTGACTAGGCGAGCTGCGTTATGGAACCAATCACTACGGCCCTGCCCCAGTAATATTTCTGCTTCATACACTTCTTTTTCAATGGCGATGACAACATCGGAACGGTATCCCATATAAAACTCCTTACATGGGGTATTCGATTACTCGTCCCCAGTGACTTGTGAATGACTCATTCCCATGAATAAGCCAGATGATTGGACACAGAGGATCAATGTCCCCTGGGTCAAAATACCCATCAGTAAATATAATCATCACTGTGGGTTTGTGCTTAGCACCGTACTCCATGACTTCTTGTATCTCAGTGCCACCACGTCCTGTGAACTGAATGTCCATCAAATCATCGACGCTAGCTACGGTATTGGTTGAGCGAATCTCAGTATCAAAGTCACACACGGTAAGCTTAGATGGATTCAGGTGAGCTGTGATGGCATAGATCTCAGCAAACCATTGGTTGAACTGTTCATCAGTGACTGAGCCAGAGGCATCAATCATAATGGCGATCTCTCCTATTGCTTCGCTGTATAAGCTGGGCATATAAAAGGAAGGGTAAAAGCGTCTGTTGGGTCGTCGCATAGAATAATCATCAGGTGCAAGGGCATCTATGTGGTTTTCCAGAATGACGTTCCAAGGTAGCTTGGGGTTGAGTAACTTATCTAAGAAGATTTCTATCTCACCCGGTATAGAGCCAGCTTGATCACTTAGCTTGGCTTGTGTTGCTGCCTTTACAAGTATGTCTGTAACTTCAGCTTCAATTGTCTCAGCTTCGTCACTAGGTGGCTCTTCCATATCAAGTATGAAATCTTCAGACTCAGCAGGCGGATTTTGAACCAAGTCTTCGTATACTTCTTCGCTAGTGTAGTTATCATATCTTTCATCGACTAAACCTCCCTTGATCATTGCCCCATTCGCTTTTACAAGCATGAGGTTAATTACAAAATCTGTTGCCATATTCCAAAGACGGAAGTTACGCTCTCCTACTCTAGTCATGTGCATAAATGCCACATGGTAGGATTCGTGTTCTAGTAAAAACACTTGTTCTAATAACGTTAAACTTAAGAAGAACTCTGGGTTTACTCTAAGGTTAATGCCGTTAGTACATGCAGTAGGGATGGTTTCATCCCATGAGAACTTTAATGAGAAAAGAATGGTTGAAATGAAAGCACTTTCTTGACGAATGGCTATGTGTAGTTTTGCTTTATTCAAAGCCGTTTCTTTATCTGTTGTCATGGGATGACTCCTTACCTATTCTTCAGCTTTTTCAGCAGCTTCGTTCATTCTTGCAACTACTTCGATCATTGCGGCATTAATTTCTGGTGTGTACGCCAAGGAAGGGTCTAAATTAAACTCCTCTACATACTCCATGTCATCAATACCGTGGGCTGCCATACGGTTATAAGATTTTTGGGTCATACTATTACTCCATTAGATTACTAGCATAGTTAGTGTGGCAGCTTGCGCTACAGCCAATGCACCAACAATAATGCGGTAGGTTTTGATTTTCGATTTTAATAACGGATTGACGTTATTCGTTTTTACCCTGACCTTTCTGCGCGGCTTACTCTTTTTTTGAGTACCGTTTAGCGCAACTGGCAGGTTAGGTCTTGTTTTGTAAAACCCAAGCTTGATAGCACGGTTATTGATAGACGAATACGTCCGTTCAAGGGCATTCCCTATGTCACCATAGTGCATGTCAGATAAAAGAAGTTTCATTAGCTGTTGGTCTTCCAATACAGTCCAAGGACGCCGGCTAATTTTAGTTGAGGTAATCTGGGTAATTGAATTCATGAAGTATTCCTAGAGAAATTTGGCGGCATTAGTGGCAATCCACTGGCGCACGCAAGGTAGTTCGGTAAGCGCAGGCTTTCGCTTGCGAATATCTTTAAAGGTGATGATGCCAAATTCAGGCGGTAACCGCATAACGAACTTGGTCAATGCATCTGCATTGTCTTTATTAAAGTGGTTGGATACAGCGCCTGTGAGTGCGTAAAGCACACTAGGGTCTTGTGATACCTCTACACCTTCTGGGTTACGGATAATATCTGCCATCTTAGGGAGGCTTTTATATATCTTAGTAAAGGTGAAGAATTCGCGTGCTGCGCCTTCGCCAATCGTGCCAGCAAGTAGTGGCAGCTTGTTAATATGAATATTGTCCCACTTACTGATTAGACGATGGACAAACTCCCATGTTCTTGGACACGGATAGGTTTCATCGTTGTGATCAGGTGAAAAGCGGTACAGTGAATCTGGCTTAAACTTAATGTAATCCGTGATACGGTGATCTAAGTTATTCTCCGCAGCATAGTCAATGAACCCATCAAAGCTCACGTCTAGGCTTAGGTGTACTAGCCTTGACTGCATTGCTGTTGATAAACGGTTTACAATCGCACCATCAGTACGTTTGTTACCTGCACACATGACTACACACTTCTCATGGAGACTGTGCTTACCTATTTGCCGGTCTAACGTGACTTTATAAGCAGCAGCTTGTACTGCATTAGATGCACTGTTGAATTCATCTAAGAACAGAAGCCAACCATTGCACCCGTCAGGTAAGGGGTCACTCTCTATCGGGAAGATATCCATCGGTAGATAAGTTCCCTTACCTGTATCGGGGTCAACGTGGGGAAAGCCATTCATGTCAGTGGGGTCAGATTGGCTTAGACGCACATCAATGACTTTCAGACTGTATTCATCGGCAATTTGTTTAACAATAGCGGACTTACCTATCCCAGGTGAGCCAGTAAGCATAGGGACTAACTTGGCTTTTAAGCAGTCTACTAATAGTTCTTTTGCCTGCACTGGGTTAACAGTAAGCATGTTTTACTCCTTGTTTAATAATCCAAGAAAACAACCGGAGGTTGCTTATCAATGAAGAGAATATTCTTCAGCGTGATCTAAGAATTCATCGAAGAGTCGAGAATGGTCTTGATCAGTTAACTCACTATGTAGTGAAGTTAGTGTATTTCCTTCCTGGTCACGAAGGGTAAACTCGAACTCTGGTTCATCGTTTGGTTCTTCGCTTAAAGCAGTAATGGGGTAGTTAGTACCTGGGTAGTAATGATTGACTTCACAGATACAGGTGATGTCGTCTACGACTGTCTCAAATTCACGCATAGGCACTGATCTTACGTTTAAGCTCGTTGATGAGCGTGTTGTGGTAAACCAATAAAGCTTCAGTGATATCTGCTCTGTGACTATCTTCTAGCGATACATAAGCGTGATTCATGGCTTCATTGAGTGTTCCATACTCTGTAAAGAGCGTGGTTTTTTGACTATCTAATATGTCTGTTATTTTGTTCATTAGGTGCTCTTGTATTTAATTGCGGGGTTTAATCCTACTCACCTGACACACCGGAGGTGTGCTTCTACCTTATAAAGTGGCGCATCTATACAGCGCCATTTTATATCTATAAGCGTTTGTTTTATAAGGGATTTTTACTTATTAAGAATAACGGAACCGTCATAATTAGGTTGATGGTTCTAGTGCAGGAAAAATAAAGCCACCCCGAAGGGTGGCTATTTAGTTAGATAAAAAGATATCTATAGTTAAACGTGATTTGCTTTAGGACAACGCGTAATTGCTCTGTCGTATGAGGGTAGAGATGTATGGCGTTACCTTGTCGATGGTGACAGGTGCCTGATTCACTTGGGTTAAGATATTAGCTAGTAGGTCAGAATCACCTAGTTGTGCAAATATTTCAATGTAGTGATGACGTACATGGTTCATGTTATTAGCATGCGCCTTGAACTCGTCATGCACACACACTAATGGAAAGGACTTATGCAATAGTGACGTGCTGATTAAGTAATCAAGGCGGAGTAAATCACTATTTGAGTAAGACAAGACTGTTGTTTTACTTGTTACCAAGTTATCAGCCTCTACAATAGACATAAAAGCACTGGTATCAACTGTAGTTGGTACTGGGCCACGCTTGCTAAGCTCACTACGTACTAGCTGCTGTGCCGTTTGCAATACTCTATAGTCGTAGTTACAGCGTCTATTCATCTCTCTGACGATCATGCCGTCAATGGAGTGAACGATATTCGCTGCAATACTCAATCCGCTCTCTGTACCTTCATTTTCATAGAAACGGTGGGTAAAAGTAGCATGATCTAACTCATCCACTTCAATCTTAACGTCTACTGGCGTCATTACCTTGCACTTAGCTTCAAAGCCGTCCGGTAGCGTCCAGTCATGAGACAGTGCAAACGGTTGCCAAGAGCCTAATAACATTTCCATGGTCGTTACCGCCCCTGGTGCCACTTCAGCTTGCGCTTCATAGAACTTCTCTAGCTCAATAGTCTCTTTACCGAAGATTTCTTTAGGCTTACCAGTAGAACCGTAAAAGTGAGTCATCAATGCCTGCTTAATATCAGCACGATCAGGAGACACTCTAATACCTACCTGTTGTAATTTACGGTTCATTACAGCAGTCACATCGGTATAGATGTCTGCACGTATGTTAGGATTAACTAAACCTGTAGACTCACACGTCACGGGACAGCCCATTAGAGTACCCATGATCTGAATACCTGATGAACAGGCGTCTAATCCTACAAGATGCCCACTAGGGACACCTGATTGTGCATTACGTAGTGCCATAACAGCAGCAACATACAATGGGCTAGCACTTGCATCATCTACTAATGACTCAAGACTACCTATATGATGATCTACCCAATTAATACGGTCATTGAAAGTCTCTTTCTCTAAGCCGTAGTGGTTAGCTATATCAATCTTAATGTACTCAAATCCGGTAAATGTCTGCATGGTGTTACTCCTTAGTGGAATTCGCTGAATAGGTATTCACATGTTTCGTCATCAAGGTACTGAACAGCTTCTGCAAGCATGTCGCAGATCTTGTCAATGTCCTTATTGTCGTAGTGCTGCTTGATCACTTTCATGATGGCTTCACTACGTTTTTCATAACAAGTTAGGTCTATCATTAGCCCCACTCTCTTACTAATTCTGTTAATGTTTCACGAGTCTGCTCGTCTTCTTCTGCGTATGCCTTTAACATGGTTTCATAAACGAAATCTTGCAGTACATGTAGTGGTGCATCGTCTATGACCTCTTTAATGGCCTTACGTATTTGGTTTTCTGAAATTGCTTCTTTAGTTGTACTCATAAGTCCTCCTTAAAACGAGTCGTTTACAATGCGCATGATTTGCTCACACGCTTCGGTATAGGTTGCGTATTCACCAATAAACTCACCGGCTATGCGTAATTCAACATGTTCCATGTTCTTAATTATTCCAATAGGTGTGATTAATACGGCTACCTTCATGTCGTACAGTCCTGCATGAACTGCAGATGACTCTGGGAATGTTTTCATGAATTGCCCTCCACTTCTGATATGTCAATCACTTCAACGTCATCGCCACCTACTAGTGCGATGAATTCTTCAATAGCTTGTGCTTCTGCTTCTTGTTGGTTTATGGCCTCAACGTAGACTCGTCTACCTGTGCCTCCATACACGTATGCTGAATAACTGTTCATTAGTTAACTCCTTCAATTAGTTCTTTGTCCGATAGCTCGACGATTGCTTTTCTGAAGCTATTACCCTGCGTAGAGCAGTGATAGCCCTGAGCATAAGTACGCCCACGCTTATCGACACGATGCGTTAGCCAGAACTCGTTGCCGTGCTGTACTAAGTCACGGTAGACTTCATAGCTCTTCTTAACGAAGGTCATCCACTGTTCTTTCTTAACTGGATCAGTGAATTCTTTCTTAGGTTCTTCACTAAACGTCTTTAGTAGATGTACGTTCAGACTTAGTGGCACTTGGTTAAACTTATTAATGGAATCTAAGCAGATGTTCTCAGTATGAAAGTTACCTTTACCTAGAATCATGCTTTCACGCTTCGTGAGATACCCACTATCATGGTTAGTACGAATATCAAGAGGTGGACAGATCATTGGTGGCAGGTACATGGTCTGTTCAATGAACTTGGTGATCTTCTCGTCTAACTCAAAGGTAGATACCAAGTAGATAGACCCGTGATCTGTATTCTTGTACAAATCATAGACATCTAATGAAACTAACGTAGCTAATAGCTCTGCTGCTATCTTGGCTCCATCGCCCTTGTCAGTCATACCTATAACTGAAGCAACTTCACCTACAACAGATGTGTATAGCTCAGGCTTCTGCTTACGCAACGTGACCAAAATGATGTCCTCAACCGTCATAACAAGATCACGGTTCAACATAAAGTCAGCTATACGTTTATTCTTACTCTTATAGTAAGACTGGTTTGCGTAAAACTTTATTAGACTTACTGCGTCTACTATCTTTGCCTGCAATTCGGTAGAGTTTAGAAGTGAGTCTTTCAGATATGTCCTGATGTACTTCTTGCTGTACATGTACTCCGTTTGTCTTTGGTTTTCTACAAACATAAGGGTTCTCCCACTCTTCACGTTGATACTGGATTTCTTGCAAGTAACTACTATCTTCCATCACTCACTCCTGGTTGCCGGAGGCAACTATCTAAAAGCTATGCGTAAAGCGCTTTATAAATAATGTACTCAAGTCGTTTCTCTTCGGCTTGCATGTAGTCACTAAATTGCTTACGTTCTTCTGCTGTCATGTGGTGCTCCTAGTCGGTAGTAACTATCTAAAAAAACTAAAGGGAGCCTATGGCTCCCCTTATGGTGATTATGCGAATGAAAGTTTCTCTTCACTCTCAGACATGACATTTACGTCAATTACAAGCTGAGCTTTTTCTAGCTCGTCTTTATTTTCAATAAGAAAGGCATGTAATTCCTTATTGCCATATAAAGGGATACCACCAATCTGCTTTTCACCATTCTTCAACTTAATAGATACGTTGAACCAGGCATCAGCCTTATTAGAATTCATGTTAGAAACGTTATTTACGCGACGGTTTAGCATGTTAGCCATGATTACTTCTCCTGAAGTTTAATTATATTAATTGGGATTCGATTGCCCCACACACCAACGCCAGTTGGCCCTTAGTTGTTAGACTTATGTCTAATGGATGGGAGTAAGGTTAATGAGTAAAGTGTGTTGCGTTTTGCGCAACGTGTATGTCTGTGAGTGTGTAGTGTGTGACCAGATTTGAAGGGAATTTAGTATATCGACCACTAACCACTAAATGAGTGATATCTAGGAAGTTAGTATCACGGTTCGTACTATGTACGGCATAAGCTATCTAAGGGCGTTTAAGGCAACCCCATAGCTGAGGTTACCTAATACTTCTACTGCTCTTCATAGGTACAGTACACTGGCCCAGCGTCAGGCTCTAGGTAGTCTAGCTTTACCTCATCTGCATACTCACAATGAAGTACAGCAGTGTAGCCATCACCGTGCATTGTTCCACCACAACTCTCACAACTCATACCCTTCTCCTTACTGCACTCAGACGAGTACGTCTACTGTTAGTAATAGGTACACGATGTACCCACATATGATGTACACCTGACACTGCAAGTAGTACGAATGGCAATGCCATAGCGTAGCCTAGCGGTGTACTTGCTAGCGCTACTAATAGTTCTAAATCAGACATTGTGAATATCCTTGTACCCAACCACGTTGAATAAAGCTATTCCATACCTTACGAGCTTCAACTCGTGAACAGGTATAGTCTTCGTCACACCAGTCACCTTCTACGTCTTCTCTAATAAATACAGAGTCACCAGTAACAACGAACTCTTGAGAGTACATCTGGCATTCTGCGTGTACTAATGTATATGTGGTCATATTGACCCTCCTGAACGTACACGCTACCCACACCAGTTAGGATGTAGGTAACATATCGTTAATGTTAAATGTTAAATAGAATCAAGTACTTGAGAGATATCAACTTGAATATCTTCTATTTCATAGACAGAGGTGAACTGATCTACATAGTCTAGGTAGTCCAAGGTGTGTTCAGCGTTAATGTAATCTGTAAGCATGAGAGCTCTCCTGTTATGAGTGTGGCATACGGTTAAGTCCGTACATCCCACCCACTAGCGCCAGCTATAGCTCTATCTTCCTTACGATCTATCTATCTCGTTTTGTGTGTGTGTGTGTGTGTGTTCTCTTAGGGCTAAAAGAAATACCCCCAACCTTGCGGTTAGGGGAATAGGTTAGACCTCGATGGCCTTGGTCTTAAGTGCGGCTTCACGTTCCTCGTCACGGAACCGAAGAGCTGCGTCTTCTGCTGTTTCCATGATGGCATCAATGGTATTGATAGCACGATCAAACAAGCCTAGAGTCTTGATGATTGAGTTGAATAGTTTTGAGATTGCTTCGCGCATAGTATGTACTCCTGATTATATTTAGACGGGGGCCCCCATCCATTCATTAGCGCCAGCTTTTAGTATAGGGGGGGGTATTCCGATTTAGTTGCAGTTAGTACTACAGTAATGAATCGGTACCTAAATTATATAATTCCAATAAACCTGCGAATCAGTTCCTATTTTATTATTTTCTAAATAACCTGAATAACTTTCTAAATAATAATTATTAAAATAATAATAATAATATTTACTTTTCTATAGGCGAAAAAAAGCCCACTCGAAGAGCAGTATTGTCGTAGACAATTCTGACTAGTAGAAGTGGGCAAAGGTCTTACTAAAACGAACGTGTACCAGTTGGTAAATGCCAACTAGATTTAACTATAGTGATGTTTAAATTAAAATCAACTTTTATTTCAATGACTTATCACGTATATTAAGCCGATACACTAACTGATCTGGAGTCCCTATGGACACTCTTACCTTAGATCAGTTTAAGCAAGCCCTTCCTGCCCACGTTAAGAAAAACGTTAATCAAGAAATCATAGATAATGTTAATAGTTTAATCAGTGAACCTGAAATGCGTGAAGCATATCGGGATAATTTGATTAGTTATACGCACGTGTTGAAGAATGGTAAGTTTAAACTGAGTAATTATTTAGACGCTGTGCGTTACGTTAGTTATAAACTAATGGGCAGTACTAATATTGATTCATATTCAAAAGCCTTTCCTGAAAAGATTACTAAATTCCAGCACCAAGGCGTAGCTAGTAAAGATATTGCTAGTTATGTGACTGCGTTTAATAAATCCAAGCTAGTTAATCTTATATTAGAGCAGAGCTTGGTTCCTTCTTGGGTATTAAACCAAGACTTATATCAGAGCGCTTTAAATACGCAGGCGGATCTTATGCTGTCAGCAAGGTCTGAGAAGGTTAGAAGTGACGCAGCGAACTCCCTACTTAGCCACCTGAAGCAACCTGAAACCCAGAAGATTGAATTGGACATTGGGATGAAAGAAGACAGCTCTATTAATGCGCTAAGGGCATCGACTATGGAACTAGTAGCCCAGCAGAAGATGATGTTAAAAGCCGGTGCTATGCACGCACAGGAAGTAGCGCACAGTAAGTTAATTATAGATGCTGAATTTAAGGAAGTGTAATGGGTGTAATTAATTGGGTTATCACCCTGTGGGACATGCCAAGAGAATACCATGAGCACCCTGTTGCGGTGAGAGCTGCACGCTATCCTGGCGGCGCGGTGCGTATACAAGGGGAATACATCTGGAGCGAGGGGTTAAACAACGGAAGTACGTGGAAAGACCTCCCGCTAGTGAACGTAGACAAAGACGGAACAGAGATTTAACTATGACCGGATTGACAGAAAGCTTACTGAATATGTTCCTTGTGTTAGGTATTTTGGTTTACATAATTGACATACTTTCTAGTGTTAGTTTTAGTACTGGCGAAGAGGATGAAGATGAGTTATGAAGAAAAGTTAATAAGAGTTGAGGATTACCTCAATGATATTAACTACACAGTCGATCCAGAGTATGTTCCTAGTGACTTCGCCTTAGAGTTTGTCACGTTTATTAAGCTGGTTAATGGGGCTGATGGTGAGGAAAACCTTACCCCGTTGGTTCATTATCAGATGCTGGATACGATTACCCATGGAGGTACCCGTATTGCCAACCTTTGCCATCGTGGTATTGCTAAGACAACACTCATGGGCGAGTACTTGTTCCTGTACTTAGCGACATACGGTTCTATCCCTGGTTTTGGTGACATATCCCTTGCTTTATACGTGTCAGATAGTATCGAGAACGGTGTGAAGAACATGCGTAAGAACCTGGAGTTCCGTTGGGAAAACTCAGAGTTCTTAAAGGTGTATGTGCCCCGTGTAAGGTTCACAGACATACGTTGGGAGTTTACCAATGCAGATGGGAACACGTTCATTGTAAAGGGTTATGGTGCTAAGACAGGCGTTCGTGGAGCCAAAGAGATGGGACGCCGTCCACAGTTGGCAGTACTGGATGACTTATTCTCTGATGAAGATGCTAAGTCCCCTACTATCATAGAAAACGTGGAAGCCACGATCTATAAAGCGGTGACATACGCCCTGCATCCTAAGAAAAACTTAATCATCTGGTCAGGTACCCCGTTTAATGCGAAAGACCCGTTGTATAAGGCAGTTGAATCCGGCGCTTGGGACGTTAACGTGTTCCCAGTATGTGAAAAGTTCCCGTGTGAAGAGGATGAGTTCATAGGTTCATGGCCTGATCGCTTTAACTACAGGTATGTTAGAGAGCAATACGACATTGCAGTGAAGACAGGCAAGGTAAAAGACTTTAACCAGGAAATGATGCTGCGCATCATGTCAGAGGAAGATCGACTTGTCTTGGATCATGACATAAGTTGGTATAAGCGCGGTAACGTACTCAACAATAAAGACCTGTTTAACTTCTATATTACTACTGACTTTGCGACTTCAGAAAGAACGTCAGCGGACTACTCTGTTATTTCAGTGTGGGCATATAACAATAATGGGGATTGGCTTTGGGTAGACGGCATCTGTAAACGTCAATTAATGGATAAAAACATTAATGATTTGTTTCGTTTGGCTCAACAGTACCGACCCCAGCAAGTGGGTATAGAAGTGACTGGGCAACAAGGTGGATTTATCCAATGGATTCAAGATCAGATGATGCAAAGGAATATTTATTTCCCCTTAGCGTCGGAAGGTAATCTACAAAAGCCGGGTGTCAGACCTAACACTAATAAAATGGTTCGATTTAATACAATGGTGCCTTTGTTTAAGGCTAATAAAATATTCTTTCCAATAGAAAGAAGAGACTCGCCAGAATTAGTCGAAGCATACAATGAATTGAGTTTAGCTAGTCCTAGTGGCTTTAAATCCAAGCATGATGATTTCATTGATACCATTAGTATGTTGAGTTCTTTAATGCCTTGGAAACCCACCCAACACGGTGAATTAAATAAAAGCAGTAGCGGATTAGATATTTGGGACGTTGATATAGTTCAAGACGATGATAGTAGAATACGCTCGTATATAGTTTAACTCTGACCCCCTATAATAACGGTTAACGCACAACTCTTTTGAGGTTAGCCAATGCTACTGTCAGATATATTTATGTACCTTGCTTATGGGGAATTATCCCAAATGGCAATTGGTACTAATAATCGTGGTGGAATAGACGAATCTGATTACCCAACATTAATTAGCCATATTAATCTAGGGCTAACTAATTTACATAGCCGACTGCCCTTAAAACAGTCGCAGGCTATTATTACGCAGCAGTCAGATCGTACCCTTTACCCATTAACGTCCGTCTATGCAATTACTTCTGCCTCAGTAGGAAATGATAGGTTTATTCTTGATTCTACTGCAGAACCTTTTGTAGATAATGTATTAAAGATCGAAGAAATTTACACAGAAAGTAATGTTTTATTGCCTTTGAATGATTCAGCCAAAGCCAATTCATTGTTTACACCCTCATTCAACACACTTCAGGTGCCTACACCTGAATCTAACAAACTACTTGCCGTAGTTTACCGTGCAAACCACACGCAGCTGCCAGCTAAGCGTGGGGTAGACATTAGTGCCATTGAACTAGATATCCCTGCAGTGCTTATTGAGCCTCTACTTACGTTTGTAGTTGGGCGCGTTGCTGCAGCAGGTAACAACCAGACCAGCATTCAAGAAGCAGCGGCTTATCAACAGAAGTATGAAGTGCAGATACAGCAGATTATTCAGTCTGGCGCATTATCAGTGGATCGTCCCAGTAACTTACGCATGAGGAGCAACGGATGGGTATAACAGCTAATTTTGGGTCATCAACCCGTACAAGTAATGGTGATGTTGCTTATGGCACGTTGGGTACATACAAGTACGTACAGGGCGACACTGGCCCACAGATGCGCTTCACCTTTACTGATGAAGACACTGGCTTACTTACGGACTTAACCGGTGCGTTAGTAACCTTACGTTTACGTCCAACAGGCGGTAGCGTAATACTTACTCGTGAGTTGTTTATCAACCCGGAGACAGCAACCAATGGCGAAGCCATTGTGATCTGGCAAGAAGGTGATCTAAACGTTACTCCTGGTACATACGAAGCAGAGATTGAAGTGATTCATAGCTCCGGGCTACGGGAAACATTATTCGACGTAGTGGTTCTTTGGATACGCGCTGACTTCTAATGAAAATCAAGTCTGGTCTGCTTAGCAAGCTGGCAGCCCAACATAAACAGTTGGGTGTAGACGCCAGCATCAAGATTATAGACGCCATTGACGCGTCTATAACGCGTCTTGGCTTATCAGCAGACATTACTGCCACCAAGAGCAAGCTTTCTGTAGCCATCGATGCGTCTACTGTGGCATCTATTGATCGTCTTGGGCTATCGGTAGGTACTACCTACGCTAATAAACTCGCTGTAGCCATCGAACTAGGCGACTTCATCATTCAACGTCTGGTTAATGACGGTGTCTTAGTGGATGATATGTCCACCGCCGTCGATGAGTGTGTAATGGAGTTCTTTAAGACCCTTACAGACGATACAGCACTTGCTGATCAGATCACTAAGGACTTTAGTAAAGCATTCCACGATGCCGGTTTAGTTACCGACATTCAGGTGCTGGCTTTCTTCAAGGGTCTTTCTGACACCATTGCTTCCACAGATAGTGTGGCGTGGCTTGTTGAGAAGCCTCTGGAAGAAGAAGTACTGGGTCTTGAAGACTATGTGGTCTTACTCACCAAGAAGGCACCTGAAGAGGTTGTGGGCACGTTTGACAGTATTGATAAGTTTGATGTCACTAAGGAACTTGCCCATGCAACTGCCATTGGCTCACATGTTGCTACAAGCCTATCTAAGCCCCTACAGGATGCTTCAGTATTAACTGATACATTTACCCTACTAGCAGAGAAACCGCTCTTAGATGGCTCCTCTGTGGGCGACAACGAGGTGTTAGCGGTAGGAAAGCCCTTACATAACGCTGCCTCTCTAGTAGAGCACCTCCGTTAC